TCGTGAGGCTGTTGCCCTATGGTGTTCGGTTCCTTGTGACAAAAAAGGCAACATCAACACACCATCAGCAACCAAACACAACGGATTGAACAAGTCTAACATCAAGAGAATTCTTGACTTCAACAAGTACGCAACAGTACGCAGTCAATTGATTTCAATGATTGAGAAGCCTACCAAAATCACACCAAAGATGAAAGAAAACGTTGAACCAGTCGTTGAAGCACACTTGAAGAGATACCCACGAACAGTCAACTTCAACCCTAGAACCGTTGCACTGAACGCCATCGCACAACAAAAAAAGAAGGATAGACAGGCGATTGAAACCATAAATTGAGGGCTACGGCCCTCCCCTTTCGGGGGTCAGTCTAGCGTTTCGGCGCTAGATTGGCCCCCATTTTTTTTATTTTGAGATTGAACATTGAAATTGATTTGCTATCAATTCAAAAAAATAGCCTTATTTTATGGTATATATTCACGTATAGGGCCAATATATACCAAATAGACCCCAACCTACCACCCCCCCTCTCTAAACGCGAATACGGCCAATATTTTACAGTTTTATGTATTGAGTGCCAAAAATCAACATTTTTACTCGTCGGCATACTGCCTAGCACCTCTCAAAATTTTTTACAAAATTTTTGAAAAGTAACTATCTATACCTGCGTTTGATTACTCCGCCGATACCTAGTTGACCCTTACGAGCAATACCTTTACTCTTACTTCCGCCAAGCCATTCGCCGCCCGACAAACTGCCCATCGCGACCGCCACATCTCCCTGTGGAATCTGTAACTGGTCTACCGCGTGTGCAAAGGCCATAGCCGCGTCGTTGTGCTTGCCCAAGTCTACAATGATGCCGTCGCGCCAAGCATGAGTCTCTAACTCTTGGAACAGGATATTTACCTTGCGTCTTGTCTCGTCGTCGCCATAGGGGAAGATTAACTTCTCGCGCTCAAACCAAACGCGCAATCTGTTCATCAAGCCCTGCTTCAACACGCGATTACTGACCCGGCTCTTACGGTAATCTACCATAGCACCCTTTTGTGCCAGCAAACTTTCATACAATTGTTGAAAGCCCACATCTTCTGCTGCTAGTGGCGCATTACCATAGCGTTTAATCATATCAATAAGAACATCAGCCTGTCTATCTGGTGGGAAGTCATTACGACGCCACATATTTACAAAGTGTACAAAGCCATCAGAATCCTGTCGGACCACAACTATCACCGAATAGTCCTGTCCTAAACCCTGTGCGGGGTCAAAACCGATAACATATCGAGAGTCGTGCTTCTTTTCTGCCTCAAGCAAACCATCCATATTCAAATGCTTACGAACAAGCATACGTGGGTACACCGCCGCTTCATCATCAACAACCCGACATAGATACTCCTGTATAAAAGATAACTCGCCCATAGCCTGTTTTTGTTCTAACAAGAAATCAATCGGCCTATATTCGGGCCATAACTCTTGTACGGGATTGCTTTCCGCATCTTGTTTCCACTCATCCCAATTCGTGATAGCAGACCAAGTGCCGGATTTCCATGCGTCGTTTTCTAACATCTCCGTATGGTAAAGGTCATTCATGCTCATCGGTGTACCAACCACATAACTGCTAGTACCCGGACTAAGCATGGGTGTAATTTTCTTACGGAACCATTCACGGGTAACACCCGGATTCAAATCACCCATATCATCTAGTACGTCATCAAATGCAACTGCCGCAGGGTGTTCACCACGAATAGCAGACCCTACACTGGTTGCCCGAATCCATGCACCGTTAGTAAACCGTAGTTCTAACTTGTTACCTCTGCGTGGGTCAAGATACCTACTAAGTTCAGGATGCCGTTTCATATCTTCTCGTATTTCTTCAAGACGCCGTACAGCCAAGTCTTTACTAGCAGAAAACAACCAGATTGTAAATGGTTTGTTACGCCACCTTTCAAAAAGACACTGATGCAACAATTTTACACGGAGAGTAGTAGATTTACTATGGTCCCGTGGTGCGATGATACAAACTCGATGAACTTGTGCGCCTTCTCTCTTGCCGTACATTTCCATCCATTCACCAATATGGTCGCCCCATGTATAACCCAACCACCGATAGAAGTATTCAATATCGCCTTTACTACGAGCCATAGCAAAAGCAGAATTACGAGCCACACCAAATCACCTATCTAGGCCCAAGGGCCTTTTCTCCACAATAAGGACATATGCGTTTTAGTGCCTTGGCACGTATCATTCTATCTGCGGACCACCCACAAGAACGACAGACGACTGCTTCCCAATCCATTAGTAATCTACTCCAAACTGATAACGAACACACTCTTTGACACACTCTAAACAAATAACCTTGCCATCAAGCCATAAAACTTCACGAAAGTAAATACTACATAAATCACATTGAAATTGTTGAAAATCTTTACTCATCTAACCACCCTCATATATCCACAGTAAATTCTTTTACCTTCATCGTAAACTACGCACTTAGTATCACAAAGTACCTTCTCTACGCCGCAACTATTACATCGCCGTAATTTAGGTATTTTACTCTTCATGTTCCATCACCGGAGCATACAAACTCCCAACTAACCCTTGTTCGCAATCGATAATGTGAGCGCACAACCCCGGACGAGAACGATAGCCGTGTCGTGCGTGATACCTGTCTGAACCCGCTAGACTTGGCAACTGTACTACAAACGCACCATTACTTTCAGTCAAAGACCTGTGATGCAAATGCCCGTGGAACCATACGTGATTTTCACAAAGCCCCCACTCCTTACGTTGCTCTTGTGCCATCAGACTAGGAAGTCTATCCGGCTTAATAGAATCACCATGAGTAAAACCAAGTAGGTTTTCTTTCCAAACTACATATTGCCGTGTACCAGCGTTGATAACTACTTCAACATCATCTGCTTGTTCATATACCGCACTTAGATACATCATAAGTGCTAGACTGCTCATACGGTCATGGTTGCCCGGCATAAATACAACTTGTATAGGAGCAACTGCTCTTAGCATCTCAATATGTTCGCGAGCCATCTCACAACCACTCATCATAATTTGACCCGGAGTACCAGCAACATCTTGTTGCGTACCCTTTGTAGTAGTAGCAAAATCAGTATCTATGTGAAACCAATCACTACCTGTTGGAACAATAATCTTTTCTGGTTGCCCCGGCAGCCGACCAATTAAATTCTGAGTCTTAGAAATCAAGCGACTGCGAGCAATATCAAAGTCATATGCCTCTCCTGTCTCATCTTCCCAACCATATTTACCCCAATGGAAATCTGTGGGAGAAATAACCGCCACATACTCACTAATAGGAGTTTCTAACTTAATTGGTTTGTATCTAGCAGAGAAATCAATTTCTGCAAGTAAATTACGGAACTCGTTAAGTAAGTAATAATCTAACTCGTTAAATGCAGCAGCATCCTTTTTCATTTGAGTCATCATCTTTGCTTCTGCTTTTTTCATAAAACCCATACGCTGCTTTTCAATAATGTCATCTATCATATCATCTACATTACGACTAAGCATATCTTCATCAGTATAAGGGTCCATTTCGTGCTTCCACTTATGCACCTTTACATATTCAGAAATCCACTGTCGAGGAAAACCAAACTTAAGAGCCATCTGACTAATTGTGTAGCCTTTACCAGTAAAGTCACTGTAAGCGTTTTTCATTAATTTATGTGTGTCGCCATCTACTACTACCATACCACCAGTATTTTTTAGTGATGTAATATATCTATCGTTGTGTTTATCATAATAATAATCTTCGTTACTTATCCAACCATCCTCATCATCAATAAATTCATTAGGGCTTGGTAATTCAACAAGTGCATTTTGTTTCATATATCTTTTTATGTTAGTGCGCCAAGCCTGTGCATTTGCGCCCTTTTCGTCTATCTCTGCTAAAAATCTAGCGAATTCAGCAATATTGTGCCAACCGTTGTTTATGTATTTGTCCATTAGTTCACGAATGTACACACCTCTCACTTGTCTGCCCGTCATGATACACAATCTGTTATGTTACTTAATAAAGGGATGGGGTCAGTCTATTGTTTTTATTGTTTTTTGTATTTCCTGAAAGAAATAACCGTTGCACTAAAACTATAGACCACTAATTAATTTTTTTTTTTTTTAGTGTTTTTAGTTTCCTTCCTATTTTTCTTAAAC